AAAAGTCGAATTGTGCGTGTTCCGTGGACATTGTTTGCGGAATGCAGGGTGAAACGTGACCCAATAGGTGGTGGGTAGGTCACAGTTTGAGAGGTGCAAGATGCGGACACTGCGTAGAAATAAACGAATCATGTATTATGCTTTGCGGAACCCAGAACAGGTTTCTTATGTTCGGGATGATGAGGGCAACATTATCTACGATGAAATCGATGGCGAACAAGTGCCGAGGGAATCGGGCAATCCGGCTCCGGCATACTTAAAGCCTGTGCGATTCTTGGGAAATCTTTCGTTGTCCACAGGATTTGATGACCCGAAGAATTTCGGCATGGATATTTCGGAGTATCAGTATTTGCTCTCAGTTTCGCAAAACGACATACCGATTGACGAAACATCTATATTGTGGTGCGAAACCACTCCAACCTTCCTCGATAAGGATAAAACCATCCCAAACCCATCTTCTGCGGACTTCCGAGTAAGGCGTGTCTCTCCGTCAATTAACGAGAGCAGATATGTGCTTCAGAGGTTGAATCATGCAGATTAGGAAAACTGTTCCGTTATCAACAGATGGCATCGATGCTTTTCTTAGTCTCCTCAACGAGTACGGAAAAGACATTGATGAACAAGTCGAACTATACATGGAACTACTCCTTGAGATGGGCAAGGAAGTTTGCGAAAACCATGCCACTCCGAATGGCGATCAGGACATGGATATCCCAGATTTCACCTTTGAGATTGACCGTCAAGGCGATAACGTCATTGGCAAGTTGATTGGCGAAGGTGGGGACATCATCTTCATCGAGTTCGGATCTGGCATTACTTACAACGGAGTTTCCCAAGGCAATTCCCCTCACCCGAAAGGTGTCGAGATGGGCTACACCATCGGTGATTATCCAGGCTGGTACAAAGACCTACATGGACACAGCCAAGGCACTAACCCAGAAGGATGGGAATATAACGGCTTTACTCATTACGGAATACAGGCTGGAATGCCGATGTGGAATGCCGTGTTGGAAATCGAGGCAAGGTCAACCGAGATAGCACAGAGGGTATTTGGATAATGGCAGACGAAATGTGGTGGACAACTATAGGGAATCGCATCTATACGATTCTCAAGAAAAGATTAACAAGTGCCTTATCTGAAAAGTACCCCACGCTTAAGGTAGGCACTACGGATAAGGACTCCGGCGATTACAAGGCACCCTATGTTTATTTACAGGAACTTACTCCTGTTGAACGTGGGCAGACCCTTGATAACTCTGGTGTTCATGCGGTAATGGAGACAATCCAGATTACCGTGACAACGGATACAAGTTTGGCAGATGCGATGGCAATTGCTAACGAGTGTGTCCGTCAATTTAAGCACATGCGTTTTAACGTATCGGCAATGCCAATCCCTACAACGAGGAAAGATGGTTATCATGCCGTCTGCCGTTTCCGCAGGATAATTGGTGCTGACGATGACTTAGCAAAATAAACATAAGGAGAAAAGACAATGGCAGTAAGCACTCCTGGTATTTCGACACTTGGTGTCAAATTCGGATATGCAGCCGAAGCAACCGCCGGTACTAAACCGACAAAATTTAATTGGCTTGAGCGTTGCAATTCCATCGGTGGTATCACTCTGGAGACAGAGCAGATCGATGCGTCCGCTCTTGAGGACGAGATTTCCAAGTACGTTTCCGGTAGACAGGATTCCGGCGGCACATGGAATGTTACTTTTAATATTACTAATGATACTGTTTCCCAGCTTGAGGCTATGATCACCGCATACACCACTGCGAAAGCAGCGAACAAGAATATGTGGTTTGAGGTTTGGGCTCCGAGCCTTACCAAGGCATTCTTCGTAGTCGCACAGCCTCCGCTTCACCTTCCCATGCCGGAGATGGGTCAGAACGAACTCCAGACCATTGAACTGACGTTCACCATCCAGGAATACAAAGGCATGGATACCGCAATCGAGCCAACAGAGGCAAGCGGTACTTGATCAACCAGTTTATAAAGGGTCATCCTTAGGGGTGGCCCTTTCCCTTTTTATCTAGAAAACATGGTGTTTATCCAGGGAAAGGAAAAATAATATGGCAAACACATTTACAGTGAACGGAGAGACTTATATCGCCAAGCCGTTCACATTCAACTTCATTTGTGATCTTGAGGATTTCGGCATCGACATTGCCAAGATGGGTGAAAGACCGATGACCATCGTTCGGGCTTATCTGGCGATGTGCATGGGATCGTCCCTTGAAGAGGCCGGAAAGCAGATGGAGTTACATATCGTGTCGGGTGGTAACTTCGAGTCTGTCATGAGTGCTATGTCCGAGGAGATGGAAAAGTCGGATTTTTTTCGGGCACTCAGCAAGACAGCAGAGAAGGAAACTCCGGCAGAGGAGCCGAAAAAGAAAAAGTAAAACAGTACAAATCTCAGCGAGAGATGTACGAAGCTGAATGGCTCCCACATGCGCTTGCATTGGGAATTGCCGAGGACTCTTTTTGGGAAATGAATCCCCGAAGGATGAAGCCATACATCGAAGCATACAACATCAAGCAGAAGCGCAAAGATGAAGAGATGTGGTTGATGGGTGCATATGTCTATGAGGCATTTACAACTGTTATGGCAAACGTCTTCTCCAAGCACGGTCATCACAAATACCGTGATAAGCCTTTCACAGAGGAAGAGCCTGTCAAGGAGAAGATGAGAGAGGCAACAGGCAAACAGCTTACGGAAGAGGAAAAGCAGAAACACATCAACAATCTGTTCCTCGCCTTAAGCATCATGCAAGCAAACTTTAATATTAACAAGCAGATAAAGGAAGAAAATCAAGAGTAATCTTTTGTTTGCTTAACCGAGAAAGTTGGGTGGGACAATGGCCTCTCTTGAAACGTTATCAGTAACTATCAAGGCCAATACCACATCAGCACGAAACTCTGTTGATAAACTTTCTGCTAGTCTTGTAAAACTGCAAGGTGCGCTTAACTCTGTCGGTGGAACTCCGCTGACCATGCTGTCATCTAGGCTTGGTCAACTCTCCAAAAATGCATCCAGTGCGAGTTCTGGATTTAAGGTTTTTGGTGACGGATCTCAACGTGCAGCCAGAAGCACTACTTCGCTTGCCGGAACCCTTGGCAAACTCTATGCTGGATTCTGGTTACTGCGGAGAGGTGTCGGTGCGGTCGGTAACATGATTGATGTTGCCAGTGACCTTACCGAGGTCGAGAATGTTGTAGACAACACTTTCTACGGCATGAGAGGTGTTCTGGATGACTTCGTCCAAGACTCCACTCAAAAGTTTGGCATGGCCGAACTTTCCGCTAAAACCTATGCTTCTCGCTTTCAAGCGATGGGCATGGCGATGGGAATTACTGGTGACCAAGTTAAGAATGCCACTAACTTCCTTAACGGAGTGCCGACATCGATGGAAGGTGTTGCTGCCGGATACGATGCTACATCGGATTCGCTTGCGGACATGTCCGTAAATCTGACCAAATTGACGGCAGATATGGCATCGTTCTACAACACTGGGCAATCCGAAATCGCATCTGCACTGCAATCCGGTGTAATGGCCGGACAGTCAAGAGCATTGAGACAATACGGACTTGACCTTACACAGGCCACGCTCCAAGAGTATGCTCTTGCACACGGACTTGATGCCGATATGTCGGCAATGACACAGGCAGAAAAAACCCTGTTGAGATACCAGTATGTAATGGCGAATACAGCCAACATACAAGGTGACTTCGAAAGGACAGCCGGAAGTTGGCACAACCAGGTTGTCCAATTAAAACAGGCTTATCAACAGCTATCTGCTGTTATCGGTACTGGCCTAATTAATGCTTTTAAGCCTTTCCTGTCCGGCTTGAACAGCATTCTGCAAGCGGTCACATCGTTTGCGGAACAGGTGCTTAATGCACTTGGAAAAATCTTTGGATGGGAAGTTGAAATCTCCGCTTCTGGTATTTCGGATAGTTTGGGCGGTGCTGCTGAAGCTGCCGGAGACTTGGCAGACAATGCCGGTGGTACTGGCGGTGGACTTAAGAATGCCGGAAAAGAGGCCGACAAGCTAAAACGCAAACTGCTATCATTTGATGAACTGCATGTTCTTGATTTCGGAGAACAGAAAGATC